CCTGCAATCCTGCCAACATGATTAATAACTCCCTTGTCTGTCCACTGATGACTGCGTTACGCATGGTATCGACGCTACGATGTTCGATTACTTCTACTGTCTGCTCATCTTGTTTTAATTCGGTTGTTTCCATATAAAAAAGTTTATTGTTTAACGATGTTCGGAATAGCGGGAATCCTCCCGGACACGTCCGCTACCGGTGGGATAGCTTACTTTCACAAGCGGCTACCCCGTCTATAATTTAACAAACATATAAAAGCACCCTATTAGGGTAGGGTAACCCCGGAGCGGATAAACCGCCCCTTTGGATTTATAATAACTTTATGGTTATAGCTGATATTATGCCGAGAGTTTGGTATTGAACAATTCAATGACAAACTTTCTGCCTGATTCGGTCCAATACATGTGTTCTCTTGATTTCTGTACTCCGTTATCCATATAAGGATAGGGGACATGTTTGGTAAATCCTTTACTGCGGTATTTGGCTGTGAGGAAGTAAACAGAAGATTGTCTGTATTGAACTCCCCATTCACATAGTAGTTTGTTCAGCTTTATAGCCGATACACCTAAGAATGCCGCTATCATGTTTGTCGTCACAAGTCCTTCACTCGACATGATTTCATCGTAACATTTACCTTTGGGGGCGAGGACCTTTATAGTATCGTCCTTTATGGATATTTCCTCGTCTTTTCTCTCGATGATAATTTGTTTCTGGGCATTTTCAACTTCGAGCTGCTTTAATCGTTCTTCTCTTTTGGCAAGAGTGGCTTGTGCAATGGTTAGCGCACGTGCCATGATTTCTTCTGGTGTGTCTTCTTGCTTGGTGGAAATGTAGCCGCCTGTGGTACGTACTTCGTGAAGGATTTGTTTGACCCCTTTCTTGAATTGTTTGGCTATTGGCTTGCGGCTTTGCATAAGGACTTCGTATAAACCACCTTCGGTTAGGAACCAAACTTGTTGGTTTCCACCGGGGGTCGGAATAATGTTCCGACCCTTTTCATCATCATCTACAGATGCAACCAATTTGTTAAGGCTTGTTTTGTCGTAATCGATGCATTTTGCAATCTCTCTTGCAAGGAACATGGGATTTTCTGCTGTTCCGTAAACTGTGAATTGGTGTCCAAGCAATTCTGTTTGTTTTAGGACTTGAATTTGGGCTGCCATAAACTTGTAGCATTAAGTTGTATGATAGGCAGCAAAAAGCGGCCGCCATATACGCTGCTACAAGTTAATGGACTTCACCTCGAAAGGCTAATCTTTACTTACGTATAGGAGGCCGCCAATATGTAAAAGTATAGGCATAAAAAAAGCCCAACTTTCTATTGAGCAAATTAACCGCTTGCCCTGCGAGATGATTAAGTTCATCAACTTGTAGCATTACAAAAGTATTGAATTTTACGATGTAATGCTAATTATTGGGCACAAAATTAGAGCATGGAATCTTGAAAGTGTATGAATTTCATACATAATTCAATATTATTAACCTTTGAGGGATATTATACGATTTCCTAAGGCCGTGAATCCTAAGGCGAAATTCCGTTTAATGCAAAATTACAATATTCACAAATAATGAAGTGCACCACCAGAAAACGTAAAAAGAAAGCGATGAAAAATTAATCTCACCGCTTTTTATATGCCTCAAAATAGACGTGTGTAAACAAATGCCAAATTAGAGTTGTACAAACATCAATTCTTTAAATCAAAGGAATTATCCGTATTTTATCGAGCAAGCCACAAACAAGGCCATAGCGCCGAATATGGCACTTGCTACTGCGATTATGGTAGTTATAATCCATTTCCAGTCTATGGGATTGCGTAAGTTAGGATTGGTGGCAAAATAAATTTTTCCATATTTCGTTATGCGGACATCTTCAAGTTCATGCCCCTCGTTCCATAGACCTTTGACAAGACCTAATCTTTCCAGCGAGTCTACGCACGAAATGAATATATGGTGCGGATAAGTGTTTGGGCAGACAATCCCGCTGCTGATTAAACGCAACACTTGCTTCTCCTGTTTTGATAGCTTGATTTGCTTCATGGTTGCCACTATTTATCGTCTTTCCTGAATGGATTGAAATCCGGGTCTTCATCTTCATAAATAATGCCGTCAAGGTACATATTGGTATTGGCTTCATCTTGCCAACGCTCAAACACGGCACGGTCGGCCTCGTCCCAGCCGGTGCGTTCTTCGAGTGTCATAGTAGCACGCTGGGCTTCGATATGCTTGATTACTTCTTTTTCTTGTTTCCTTTCCTCATCAATCTCTTTAATTACTTCCTCGATAGAAGAATAACAGGATTTGGCATAGCAGCATTCTGTACCGCCATAGATAAAAGTAACGGTTTTTTCCGTTTCGCCGATTATTTTATATTTCTTCTTCATTGCTCTACAAGTATTATTCTATAAGTGCCATCTCCTTCTATCCTACGTTTCTTAACCAAGAACTTAGTTCCTTTGTCAAACAGAATTTCATGTTGATTTTCAAGTGTAAATATACCATTAAATTCTGATATTTTGCTGATATTGCGTCCGTTTTTGCTTTGTATCTCAAAGATTACACGCTTGTGACTCTTGGGTATTCCGGCATGTGATATGAACTTCATAGGTGTATCCATGTAAAGGCTGGACGAAATGAAACCCTTATCGGACACTACATCGCCGATATGGTCAAGGAACCGTTCTTGAAGTTTCTTTATGCTCATGGTCTCTCCACGATAAACAACACCTTCATATTTGGGGAGCCTTGATAAGGCTTGACTTATCAGACGGCTTGCCACGTCCACATATTCATCTTCCGTTCCATTGCGTAAACGGCGGTTAATTTCACGACTAGTAGCCCTCTTGTTGCCAGAGGAGATGGCTTGGGTATAGGCATTGACCGCAGCTTGCTGCACTTCGGGAATATGCGGATAGATCTTGTTGTAATACTCTACACGGCTCATAGCAAGATTTGTCCTGCGCTTTCGAACAAAGGTTTTCTCTGTCTTGTTATAAACATTTACCTTAAAGTCCTCACGAATATATTTATCATTATCACGAATAAAATAAGGTGCGCTGTCCCAACTCTTTGCTCGCTGTATATTTTCGTTTATCCACTTTTTGAAAGCGTCCGGTACGTCTTTAACTTCGTTCACGCTTGCTGTCGTGGCTTCACTCCGACCGTCCCATTCCCAAAATTCTTCTTCGGTTTTTAGAATGGGTATCTTGTAACACCGGCAAAGGGGATGCCAACCGGTCCATTGGAAGTCTTTCGGGTACTTCCCAGCTAGTATATCGCAAATGTCTTGGAAAGGCTTTCCGTTGCAAGTATGGTTGTTGCTCAACTTGATTTCATACCCCACCACGAAGTCCATCTGCTGCCAGCGTAGGTTTTCAGCTTGACGGTATGCCATATTGATTTCGGAAGCAGCCAAACGGATAGAACGATACTCGCAATCCATTGCCCGTGATGCTTTTCCGAACCTTTCCTTGTAATCTTTTTGTAGTTGCGGGAAATCGAGCAGATATTTGGAGATTTGCTTGCTTAATGTAATTGCACTCGTACCTTTTTGAATGGCACATGATATGGCTTCTTCAAGTTCCTGTTTATACAGAGTCGATTGATTCCACAACTTATCTGATATGGTAAATCCTTTATCCTTACGTTGCTGAAACGCTTTCAATGCATCATTATTGGGCTGGTATAGGATTTCGTATTTCTCCTTTCCTATGGTTGCGCCATAAGTTTGCAATACTTTGTTGGCAAGAAGATCTTGAACTTCGTTGCTGTTTTTCCATTCTTCAGAAGTTCCACTATATATTACAGATCCGATGTCCTCAACGAACCGTTCTTGTAAGTCTCTTATCCGTTTCCTTGTTTGGGGATAATCCGACCACATAAACGTCCTATCACTATCAATGGTAAAATCGGTAATTCCGACTATTTTAGCCGCCTCTAAATTCAAATCCTCGTATATGGATTCCACAAGCATGACGTACTTGGCGAGCCGTTTATTCAGCTCGCCGTACTTGCGTTTCTGATTTGGAGTTTTTGGCTTTGCCATTGCGTATTATTTATTTTCAACCCTGTCAGGTGCTGGCATTTCCAATAAACGAATAGCTTTAATTGTTTCTTTACCCTCTAGTATTGCTTTACATAAGCGGTGGTATCCATCGGCGATTTGTCCTACATCATCAAGAATAATAGGATATTCAAGAGAACATTGATTCACTCGTTTGCACTGAAATATAAAACTATGAAGTTGATTACACTCAAACGGCTCTGCTGTCAAGTCAATATTCCATAAGGGCATATCAAGTATAGGGTATTCTTTTACTTTTGCAAAGTCATAGAGTGTTTGGGCTGTCCAAATTTTATCTCCACGGTGGTATTCACTTTCAGCGAAAGTCATATTATCAACTGGAACTTTCATTTTACTGTTCTTTCTTGATGTACACTTTGATTTCACCTCTCACATGGATCTCGTCCCCAACCTTGCAGACTGTATATTCAATCAAATCTTTTTGATTGATGGAGTTGATGATTGACTTGCGTATCTCATTCTTGGTTTCACAGACAAGCATTTCAACAGCCTTACGGTTGGACCACCCTTCGTCAACTTTCTTCTTCTTTCGGTAATCCTTGATTTCTTTTTTAGTCAGGACAAGGCAGACGCCAAGCTTCCTTGCTTCGTAGTTATCAACACTTTCAATATTGCTCAATCTTTCTTGTGGATTGATTTTATAAGATAACTTAATGAGCCACATTGATATTCTTTTTCTCATAATGTTTCAGTATTTAAATTGCTGACTCTCCGAATATATTATCGACCCTGCTTTGTGAAGTGATAGTCTCCTCTTGCCGTATCTGTTCCAATGTAGCCTGCGCGTCATTGCTATAACCTGCCTGTTGGATAGATTCAAGCTGAGACATGACTGGTTTTCCTCCATTAAGTTTCAATAAGCGATCTGCTGTGGCATCTTCATCTTGTTGTATGAAGGGGGTAATGATATGTTCAATCTCTATATTATCAATTTCGCTTGCCCATGATGTGTTCATGTGCTTCAAAAATTCTTTGATGACACTTGCCTCACGTTCGAAAAGCTCAATCCATGAGCCGCTTTCGTCTCCAACCTTTAAGTGTGCGTCGGTCAAAAGCATTTGTCTGGCATCGTAACCTATGTTCCCCAAAGACTTCATGTTGTCAAAAGAAACGTCCGGCATCTGCGATTGCATCCAATAGAGTTTAAGCAGGGTTTCCACATGATACTTCAATGCTTCGATAGATTGCGACCATGATACATACGATACGTCTCCATTATATTCCACACGGTAAACTCTACGGCTTTCTCCTTTATCTTCTCCACCTTTTATACCACCGGCTATTTTCAAAATTGGTGCTGAATTATAGGCAATCACGTCGGAGTTACGAGAAAGTGTATATTCCAATTCTTTGCGAATACGAGTTAATCCGTGGTATATAGGAACAGGTCTAAATGCGTATGCACCGGGTATTTTCATTAATCGTATTTGTTCAACAGTACCGACAGGTTCCCAACCTTTACCATTTTGTTTCCATTTATAATGTTTGTCCGATGTGTATGTCTCAAAATAAGTAATTACTTCGTCCTTTACCCTTTTGGTGTATTCAAAGGACATTGCAAGCATATCGTCAAGCTCGTCGATCAATGGATATAGTTTTACTCCCTCCATTGGCGAGTATGTCTTGCATTTTAGCTTATACTTACTATTAAAACCATATAATGTATTGGTCTTTTCTACTACGTACCAAATTGTGAAAATTTCGCATGAGGCGAAATACGCATTTGCACGTTTAATATTTTCTGTATCGATTCGGGCATACTTGTAAATTGCCTCTATAGCCTTTGCTATCTGTTGGCGGACTTCAAATCCTTCTGTGTTGTGGTAGATACGTTTTACAGGAATGGCAAACATGAACTCGGTCATACGCTTTGTAAGCAGCTTTTCAAGGCCAATGTAAATGCGTGATGCTTCTTCTTTTGTCCCGTCTTTGCGTATTTTATCTTTTCGTGTTATAGTATCTTTGGCTATTTCATGGAATGATGGTTCATACGCTTTAATAAGAAATTCCCATGAAGGAACACAAACGGATTTTCTTTTTAAGTCATTGATAATATTATCAACGGGTCGGGCACTGTTTAATATAGCGGTTATTTCGTCCATAGGCTTGTTTCGTATTACTTCATACGATTTTTTTTCAAAAATAGTAAAAGTGAATGAATTTCATATACTTTTAAACTATATTTCACACAGTATGTAGTCTACTGTATTTAGTCGCCGTATTTTATCTAAAATAGGATATGATACATCGTGCGTGATTGAAGATGTACTAAAAGCGACGCTATAACCGTTTTGGATTATTTATCAGATAATTTAGTTCATCTTTATATTTTTGCTCACGAATCTGAGCTTTATCAAACAAGGTTCCAGACCCTCTACAAGGTTTCCATCCCATAATTTATTCTTTTTTACAGAAGATTATCATATTTATTTTTTCACTTTTATCAAAAATCGCAAGCGTAAGTATATTGATTTTTTAGGCTTTCTAAGGCTTTTTCTGTAACAAGGTATGCATAACTGTTGCTGCTTATGCGCTTGATAGAACGTGTCTTTTTGAGAACAACAGGCTTATTGAAGATGATTTCATACCTGTTACCACAGCTCGTTATTCGAAAATCAACACTACGCTTGTATCTATCTAATTCTGTTTCTTTGTATTCACCTTTGGAGACAAAATTAGGATTGGACACAAAGTAGCCTTCTGCTACCAATATACCATTTGAGTTATATACTTTCATAATCGTGTTTTCATGACATTATCAGTAATTTTGTTCCCTGTACTATCAAATACTTCTATAGTTGGTCTACCTCCGTTATCAATAGGAGAAATAGCCTCTGATGTTTCATATAAAGTTTCTCCGTCTGTAACCATTATCTGCTTGTCATCTTCAAAACAAAGTACATCTTCACCTTCCCATGATTTTATTATTTCTAACGCTTCTTTATAACTTTCTGCTTCGATAGAAAACTGGGTACGCTCCCAACATGTTACTTTGCGGTCCTGATAAAAATCAAATGTTTTCATTGCTCTTATGTAATATATCTTATTTTATTTCACTTATTGTAAGTTCTGGATATTCTGCGCCTCTTGCATTTTCCAAAAAAATCATTGTGTTGCAAAAATCAACTGCTTCTTCGTATGTTTCAAACTTAAATGTTACACTTGAACCTTTCTTTGATACTTGGTATTTCATCGTTCTTGTCTTTTAATTGTTAGTAATGTTGTTTGTTTTAGTATTGTAAAGATACTCATTATCAGTGAGTTAACCAAATATTTACAACCTTATTTTGCTCATAATCAGGAGTTTAACTTTTGGTAACTTTGCAGTTCCCATTTATATCCTGCTTCGTCCCATTATAAAATCTCATCATGTTTATTCTTGTATTAATTTTTTGCTTAATATTTTTCTTTTTGAGTTGTTCACCCCACTGATAGGCTTCCTCAATGACACTCTTGCAATGTTTCTTCTCCCAATTCTCGCAGAAAGGATATGACTTGTATATACTCTCAATCATGTTTCAAATAATTTTTTATAACTCATATTTTACTCCTAATTTTCATCAAATATGCTTTCGATTTTTTCGTTCACCCTGTCACATGTATCTCCAAAGGAAATGGCAAAAGATTCGTCGCCTACACGGTCTATGATGGATCGCAGGTCACGGGCGATGTGGTTGAACGCCCGCAGTTCTTCCAGCATAGGAAGGGTAACAGTGCCGTCGTATTTTTTCAGTAGTGAAAGTAAATCGACGGCGGAGGATTCTGCAATGTCCGCCAACACTGGGATTTTTCTCAGGAGGCGATTACATTTATCTTTGTCCTCTTTGCTCATGGTGTCGGTGATTGTTTTTGCCGTGACTTGCTCACGGGTTTGCAGTAGCCGGTCGTATTGCCTTCGTAAGTTGTCAAACAGAGCGAAGTCGCCCCTTCTCAGAGCCTTCTCCATCTTTCGGCTGTACTCCTCTTTCAATATTTCGATGTCCATGATTTACTTGTTTTAAATAATTATTTCAATATCAACTCTCTTGGTTCTTTGTCTTCCCATTTTACTTCTGGGAATAAACTGTCACTTAATACAACAACAGTAGTATTTTTGTCTCTAAATCCCCATGTATACTTACGTTTAAATGGTTTAGTTGAGTACATAAACAATTTTCCACTTTCGTCCCTTGCTACCCACATAGTTTACTCCTCCCACTCGATTTTAATAGTTGTGATGTAATCGTCTTCTGTTTCTTTCTTTTCAAGAGCCTCTTCCTTAGTTTTATAAATGCAACAAATCCTATCCTCGAAATCTTTATAGATATTCACCCACCCCTCTTTCTTTTCAGGGGACATCATAAGGTTAAGATTATTATCATGCTCATCACATACACCATCAATATCATACTGATACGCATTTTCTTCTGTATCACAATTTATAATAGCAACAATTGGAAAGTTTTTATTGTTTAAATCAAAGCAAATAATCCTTGCCTTTCTACCATCTCTCGTGCAGACTGGTTTGCCTGCTTTGGCTGCTTCAAGGTCAAATTCTTTTAAGTTCAATTTCTTTTCTTCCATATCTTCTTTGTTTTGTTTGATTTCTATACTTATTATTTTTTCATGCCAATCATATAATACATAATCATCGCATATAGGTTTATGATTTTTAAAATCTTCATATACCATGAAGTTTTGAACATAAACTTTACCGCCTTTAAAAATTTTGTCGTATATAAAATGTGGCTCTCCGACCTTTTCAAGTTTCTTGAAGATTACAGATTTACTGTCACTTCTATAAGTTCCACTACATTTATCAAGTTCGCAATTACCAACAGCACTAAAAGCACATAATTCAAAAACAGTGGCACAATCATATTGTTTTGGTTGCTCTACGCACTGATACCACTCACCGTTGTACTCAAATATTTCTCCTACTTTTCTTTCCATATCTTACTGTATTTTAATCGTTCAAATTCAATTATCTCTTTATCCCATAGTTTGGCCACGAAATGTTCTAACTGGCAGCCTTTGGATTTTTCCCAACCGGGGCAAAGGCATATCGCATCGCATTCCATAAGAGCCTTTATATCGTTTCCCAGAAGTTCATGATAGGGTTTGTCCAAATCGGGGTTCACGTCGAAGTCTATCGGTGTGACGACACGGTATCCTTTCATTTCGAGGACTCCCGAAACGTATAGTATTTCACTTTCCACTTCATCGAAGTCCCTGCCAGTAATGGGTAGGGAGATGTAGATTTTCTTTTTACTCATAATACAACAATGTTAACTAAACTATTAAAAGAGTTAATTTGATATTTGATAACTAAATATCGAAGTCGATTTGCATCGAACTTGATTCGGAACATTAACACCTCCTTTCCGGCGAACTGTCATTCGCCATCATCTTGTCCATTCTCGTGTGAGAAAGACATTAAGCCCAATGTCCTGTAACTTTGGGCTTTTTTTAGTTGCACTTGACAGGGTGCAACTTATAGCTTGTCGATACAGGTCGGCAGGCAGAACGGAAAGGAGGTGTTAATGTGAAAGATCAAGTTCAAAATGAAAGTGGGAAAATCCGCATATTCTGCCGTTATATCATCAAGAACGGTAAAAAGATTTACCCTAAAAGGTCTAAATACTTTTCGTTCTTGGTGAGCGATAAGAAAAGTGCGTGATTTCGCTTTCTATGGGAATGTACAGGCATTCCCTTTCATCTCTACTCCTACTTCTTTTCCTTCCATAATTTCACTTTACCAGTTCGAAATCATACACAAATACATAGGGGTTTCTCTCCCATGTGCCTTTACCGCTTACTTTATCAATTAGAATTTCGTAGGCATCTTGCGGTGTACAATAAGGTTGTTTATCATTTGGAACATAGTATGCGTCCATAAAATGAGTATCTGCACTACCACATTGCCCCTTTATTATTCCCTCTTTCAAACAATCTTCATCTGAAATATCTTGTAACTGTTCAGCACGTACATTGGTTATGCGGATTTGGTGAGGCATTAGCTCTGGCTTCACATACATTTTATTTGTCCAGCCTGCACCGTTTGGGAATAAATTAGGATTGCACTCATCATTGTAAAAGGAATTGTAGCTTTGAGCGACGGCTACGATTTCACCTACTTTATATGGGAGTCGGAATATGCTACCACCTTCCAGCTTTGCTCCATAACCACAGAACTCGCAATAAACACTACCATCTTCGTTGACAATCAAACTCATGGGTTTGTCCTTCCAATATGCTGATTTATACCAACGATGTACCGTAGAACAGTCCTCCGGTTGTGGATTCATTATCCGCCTTGTCTGAGTTTTTATACCTTCAAGTACGGCTTTTGTGAGTCCGTTTTTATCATTGAACATTATTTTCTTCATATTTCAATCGCCATTAATTAGATAAACTTCTGTAACCTCGTCGTCTCCATATATCTTACCCATAGAATAGACTTTTAAATTATTAAAGAAATCGCCACTATCTGAAAGATAAAACACTTCGGCTGACTTATCTTCTACTTTTTCAAGTTCGTCAATCAATTCTTGTACTGTCATACGCTTTTCTTTTTTGGTTTATATCCGCCTATTTTGTAATCGTATTCAAAGCAGTTCGGACAGTATAGCTTATCATCGATAATTTGCCAGCCCATATAAAGAGCATCTTCTATGGCCAGTCTTTCTTCACTCCATACAAAACCTTCTTTATTCATACAAGTTTTACCACAATTGTCGCACTCGGCTTGGTACACTTTTGCTTCCCGTATCATATAAATTCCTCCTGTTTATTTGGTAACAAGTCTTCTACATATGCCCAACGTTGTATATTAATTCCACGTGAAAAATTTACCCAATTTTCGGAATCATAAAAGGTATCAAAGGCACAGTCTCCAAGTTGAGCAAGATATATTCTATTCCTTTCGGGTTCTTCACTTACCTCATGCCACACTGAATTTATCCGCCAGTTTGCACCGTCATTGAAAGCCTCGGCAAAAGACTCCTTCATTGCCACAATGTCACACTCGTAAGAGGTCTCCCCAGGATACCAACTATTTTCTTCGGCATAAGAATATGCAGCCTTTTCAATATCTTCTATTTTCATCGCTTCTCTATTTTATATTTCCACTTTTACATAGTTACTAAAACAGCAATACATATATTTTCCAGAACAATAACTTATTCGATAAGTATCGTTTATATACTTACAGTATGAATACCATTTTCCCTTTAAAACAATCTCATACATTATGCCTTTATGTAGAAAAATGTCTCCGACGTTTAAGTTAAATAGTTCCACTTTTTCATTTGCTGTCATGGGTACTATTTTTATTAAAATCAACTTCAACAAGATGACTATCTATTTCTTCTATAACCTCAATGGCCGCTTGTAAGAATGCTTTATTAGTTGTACGGATATATCCTGATCCGAACTTACCCATCTTGTACTTGTCTGCCGTAAAAACGATATATTGCTTTGCAAACAGAATGTTGATACAGCATTTTAATCGTTCAATCATTGCTCTCATTCTTTTATTCGTCCTAAAAATTCCAAGTGCAGCACATTATGTACTTTACCTATTAATTTAAGTAAATTCCTTCTTCAATTCCGCAATAAGAGCATTAGCACATTCTATTGCATATTGCGCTTGTGCCTTTGCATTTTCGAATCCTGTTGTGTCATTGTTATGTTGTTCAGCAGAAGTCATCATATCTTTGGCTATCTCATACCTACGTTGCTCCCAATCAATGTTCTTGTGTGGTTCTTCTTTAATAAATTCAAGTTCTGATTGCACGTATGTACACCAACTACGCTTGTTATCAACATATTGACGCTCCACTCCTCTTTTGGTAATAATATCTTCTATCCGTGATACCTCTATGACTTCGCCAGTCGATTTAATTTTTGCTTTCATTGCTCTCCTCCTTTCATAAGTTCGGTTTCTCCCATATTCGTATTCTTTTTATAATTTATTGAAATAAACTGATTTGTATTCTTTTCAAGACCTTTTCATTTGCGTCGTTATAGAACTGTTTGTTGACCTCGAAACCATATGCCTTTCTTCCCAATGAGGCTGCCGCATACAGGGTCGTGCCGCTTCCTGCGCACGGGTCGATGACAACATCGCCCTTGTCCGTGAATATCTCTATCAACCGTTTGAGAAGCGGGACAGGTTTCTGGCAAGGGTGGCATTTGGGCGTGGTGTTGTCCCTCACCCAGTCGAAGCAGTTGAAAATCATTCTCCCGTTGTTGTTGAATTTGGGCAACTTGTCCCGATAAAGGATAAGACCGTATTCGCAGTTGCCGACGACCTTCATGTTTGCTTTCAATACTTGCGCCGAGAAGTCCTTGCGGAAAACCAGCGGTATGTAGTGATTTAACCCGTATTTGCGGCCTAACTCTATGAATTTGAACTGCTGTTCGTACTCGCAGAACAGTATCATGCAGGGGGACTTACCGGCTTCTTTCGGTTCTTTCACGAGCATTTTGGAACAGAAGTGCATGAACTCGGACGGACGGAACTCGCTGTCGGACGAGAAGAATTGTTTGCCTGCCAATGCGCTCTCGCCGTTCTTGTTGTCGCCGTCGATATACCATGCGGGGTTGCTGGCGTAGGCGTTATTCGCCAAATTATACGGCACGTCGGCTATAATCAGCTGCGCTTTTGGCAGCCCATAGACTTTATAATTCTGGAATGAGTCGTTGTAAAGCTCTATGTCTTTCATACTTAACTTTCCTTTTTGCTGTATTTGTCGATAATTTCTTGAATCTGACCGGGTGTCGCTTTCTCCTTTTCACGCAGCTCCCATTCCCGGTTCCTTTCCTCCTGCCTTTTTTTGTCTTCATAGAACCGCAATAGATTCTCCCTGTCAGAATTAAATTTTTTCAATGACCTTGTCACTGTACCCGGAGTAAAAGTGCCGAAAAATTGATCGTATTTGTCTTGTTTGAATCGCTGGAAGAATACCATGAACTCGGTAAGCTTAAAACGGCCATAGCCTAAGATAATTGTCCGTGCCAGTTCGATAAAATCTGCTGGTTCCATGCCATTTCGAACTTTTGAAAATTCTGCGAGTTCAAAGAGCTGTATGGACAGCCATGATTCAGCTACGCTATCTCCAAATGTCCGGGCAACTCTTGAAATACTCGGTGCATGTCCGGTGAAACAACGCTCCTCGTTTTTGCAGTATTCCGTCTGCTTGTCTGGGCTAAAAAGGTAGAGCAGATTCTCCCCCGTCTTGTAAGTTGCCAGTATCTCCCGTTGCCAGCTTGGTGGCGATGGCTTTTGCAAACTCTGCATATCGCTCCTGTTTGGTCTTGGAATTAGGTTTTTGATGGATTCCGGATTGCTCATCTCGTGCTCGTTTTAGTTCGATTATTAACCAGCGGGCAAAGTGTTGTTGTGCATCGCTGACGCTTTTTCTTGCAATGCCCTCGTTTTGAAGTTTACGGATATATGCCTCGATATATAACCTCGATTCGTTCTCGTCGATGTGGTTGTTCATCGATAGCGTTTCTATCCACGTTTGATTTGAGAGTAGTTCTTCACGCAGTTCTGTCAGTGGCTTGTCAACGTCTTTGCCAAAATCTTCTTCTTTTTCTTTGCTTCTCGATAGAGAAGTTTCTTTTAAATCATTATCATTATCATTTTCATTATCATTTTCATTTAAGCCCCCACTGGCTCGTTTGGCTCCCACTGGGTTATTTGGGGTCGAGTGGCTCGTTTGGCTCCCACTGGGTTTAGTTTTAACCGTTTCAGAGTTTTTGTCATTACCTCCTTTACGCCCGTTGTTCCGGTTTCTCTCGACAATGCCCTGATATTTGAGTTCATCTATCTCGAATTGATTCTTGAAAAACTCAAATGCCATTTCAATGTCCTCCTCTACCGTAACCTCCTCGCCAAGTTGATATTTGAATATTGCTCGAAACAGCCTGCCCAGTTGTTTGTCAGATAATCTCGATATGGGTTTGTAAAATGATTTATAAATCAAAAAGCTGTCTTTCATTTATTCTTAATATTGATAGTTATTCTCTTTTCGTATCATACTTTTCAATTATCATAATTCCTTCTTCTGTTTTATCTCCGTAAACGATATGACAGCCAAACTCATGAACCAATATATCCAAATCTTCTATGGTTTCTATCTCAGTATAGAGATTAAGGGTATTGGTATCTATCATTTCCCTTATAACTGGCAATCTTGACTCAAACAATGAATCTTCTAAACTTCTTAGATAGATGTCTCCTCGTTTAAAGGTATTCATGCTCGATGTTATTAATTTCACCTTTAATGTTTTTGATTTATCGGGATCGTCATTATAATAAAAACGAGCTGACGATAATTGATTGAAATTAACAATAACATGATTATCTTCTTGGAATTTCTTTATTCTATTATGAATATCTACATATTGATCATAGTTGATAATAGACTTTATAAAAAGGTATTCCAAACATAAATCAGATATAACTAATTTTTCTCTGTTTAATTTGTCTTCCGATTCCATATTAAGTTTCAGTAATTGAAAATGCCCACCCGTTCAGGGTCTTGTGCTTGTCAATCTCACCGGTTTTGCATAGCTCGTTTATCTCGGATTTAAGCGACTGGATAACCACCGACTGTATCTCGGTAAAGCTCGCTATGGAGGGCTCCTTGTTATTCTTTTTCTTTTCCTCGATAATGGAGGATATAACTTGCTTGGCTATAATCATGGTTATTCTTGTTTTAACAATTCTGGGTTATGAGAATACAGCCGGCAGATACTTGTGCCGGTAAACGTTTTTCAGATAGGTTATCATTTGGTCGTAGCTCTTGATAAAGCCCTCGTTGATAAGGTCGGCGACTTTTCTTTCCAGCTCGTACAATTCCCGCTGTTTCTTTTCTTCGCCGTATTGGTTGCGGATATTCCTTTCATGCTCGTTGAACACAATCCAGTTCAACGCTTCGCCTACTTTCTGCATGGCTTGTGGCATGAAGTCTTTCCGAACGATCTTTGAAACGGCAGAGCCTAGTTTGTTGTAGGCATCGCCGGCTTCGTTGCGGTACTTTATCATTTCGTCATAGACGAATTTGATTACTTGTACTTCAAATCTTGGATTTAGCCACATAGCAAATTTGACGAATAATACAGGGTGCATCCATGTTCCTCCGCTTTTACCTCTCGATTTTAAATACGCAAGATTCTTCGTGCTCAATTTTTCTTCTTCCAACAAGGCATCTATAAATTCTTTTGTGTTTTTATTGGAAAAGAACTCTTTCAAATCCTTTTGCTTTAAATAGGGGGAATTCCCCCTATTTAGATTTGCATATTCATTCCATTGCCTCAACAGCTCTGTTGCGCAAAAGAATCCGTCTTTTGTTCGCTGGGTTACGTTAAATTCACCCATCTTTCTTTTCATCAGTTGGTTGGTTTTCATAGCATTTGTTCGATTGATAATACTTGTTCGCTCATAATACTAAAATTTACATACCACAAGAAGGTGAATTTATGATGTTTTCGTTGTGGCAATATGTGCACATAGATGTCATTGGCGAATAAACTCTACCGCATTTAGGGCATATCCAGCCCTGCATACCGACAAATGTCTGCGATTTTTCGAGTCTTGTCATCTCAATAGCTTTTAAGGCATCATCTTCTGAAACTCTACGGTATATATGCCCGCCTGCGCAATCTTCTGCGCTTACCGATTTTATAAATTCTTCTGCTGTCATATCATTTGTTTATTTTAGATTCTTATTTCAATCGAAAAGTGTTTTTGGCTTTTCATCGGGGAGAAACAGCCCATTTACAGCTAATACCTGTCTCATCGCTTCTCGATAAGTAACGCCGTTGTTCGTATAGTTCATGAAGTGATTGTACATCTTAGGGTACAACTCATAGCAAAGTTGAAGCCTGTTATCGTCTTTGAATTGGCAACCATATCCGCAGAACATACAGCCTGTTCGTTTTGCCCCTTTATGGTATATATCTGCAATTTTCAATCCCCTCTCTCTTATGTATGCCCAAATGTCATCTTCAAGCCAAATTGATAGAGGCTTTGAATTGATTGTATCGTCAAATTGATTACAACCACCAGCTTGTAAGTATTTCATCTGACGCTGAATGCTTTCAGATGCCATTTCTCCGCTTATTGGAAACAACCCGCTTGTTATATGATATTCATGAAATGGCTTTTTCTTTAATTGATTACAGCATTTTTCGCTTACATCAAACTTTTCGTCAATCAAAAACATCCATTTCTTCGCCAACTTAAATATACTATGACGTTTTACTACAAAATTTTCAAAAACTTTGCCGTCTGGTTTTTTTCTCACCTTACCTATTATAGCAGATGTTGATTTACTGATAAGTGGGAATCCATATTTTTCAAATACTTGGGCAGGTTTTAATGTTGGATATATAATCTCAATGTCATATCCTTCTGTGTTTTTAAGCTCTCGGACGAACCTTACTATATCGGGATATTCATTGCCCGTATTGCAGAAAACAGCCTTTATATCGGGTTTGACGATACGGCATAAATCAAGTAACACGGTACTGTCCTTTCCGCCACTGAACCCAACGTAAACCTGACCGTTTAGACGTGATACGAATTGGTCTATCACACCGAGGCTGTGGTCTATCTTTTGGCGCAGGGTCCAGCTTTGTCGCTCTCTTAATTCTTTCAAGTCCATATCACTTATTAAAGTTTGATTCGACAACCTTGTATTTAATGGGCAATCCGGAGCAGGTGATGGCTAGTAGGGCTGCGTCCCGTTCTTCTTGGTTGCTGCGGGGTCTGTTAAACTCTATCCCGCTCATCTGGCACAACCTCTTCAATTCTTCATGGGTGATCTTGCCGTCTTTCCCTTGCCAGCACTTGCGCAACGGGGATTGCTCCATGACTTGTATTCCGTAATGACTCAGCATTTCGACTATCTTGCGACCGGTCTCTTGGTTGCGACCTACATGCTCGCCTTTCTTGGCTGCGCTCGCCCGTGTGTCTTTCGGTGACAAATGCCAGTTGGATTTGTTCTTCCAACCTGCCTCGACATATACCACGGTGGCATGGCCGAGTTCCGCACCTTCGAATGCCACCGAACGGACGATTTCCAACAACTCCGGGAACGGGTGGCTGTTAACCGTCAGCTTCATGTCGTACAGTCCCAATATGGCAAGTCCGCTGCGCTCCACGTCGGGGTCTATCCCTATCACTACATCATATTTTATTTTTCTATTGTATGTGGCTTGTTCTTCCATTATATTGTATCTTTCTCTTTTTGTTCGGCAGGCGGGACTCGAACCCGCAACTGTATATTCGCTCCTTATACTCGACTTATACCGCTCTCCCGTTTGAACCACTGCCGATACCACCTAAAACACTTATGGCTTATTTCTCCCCGCAGTTCCTTCCTCCGTATGTTGCTCGACCACGTACCCGGATCGGCTTGCGGGGAATGTCTCACATTATGCTCCTATATCAGGTCTATGATTTTGGTTTTCACAATTCCGTCCAACCTCATGTCTTTAAGGCCTTGTCTCATGTGTTCTTGCATGAGGCGGTTGGCTTCGGTGATGTCTTTGGCGCAAACGAGGTTGTAGTACTTCGTTTCCTTTTCATTACCGTTGTCATCGATGAATATGTCTATCAACGTGGCCTTGTAGAAGGGCTTGCCTTCTTCCTTCTCGTTGACTATCTCTATAACTTTTGAACGTGTGATTGAGAACACATCGCAATCATCGTATTGTTCAACGCCTTTTGCTTCGGCCTCGGCGAAATACTCCACGTTGGTGATGTAGTGCTCGATGACTTCTTTCACTTCACCCTTGATATTCTCCTTGTTGACTTTCAGTTTGATTTCGTATAGCATCGCTTTTATTTTTTATCGGTTAAAAACTTCTTTGAACTTCTCGTCGAGAGCATTCAATATTCTCATTCGCTCAGCCGCTCTACCTTGATTATCAGTAGTGTAAATTCTCATTAACAATTGCTCTCGTGATCCATAAAAACAGCCACATGTATAAAATGGAGCAACATTGGGATAGTTGTGTTTATACCAGATATGAGTAGTACCTTGTACTGACACATAGGTATCTTTTACCATAAATTGAAGTTCTTCCGCTTCGTAACCGGGCATGTTTGGGTTTCTTGCCGCATAACGGCGGACATCACAGTCGCTATCCTTTGCCAACTCCGTGAGCACATCGACGGGAGTGT